GCGGGCATCTTGTGAGCACGCCCTAATTGCTGCTGCGTAACTTCAAAACCTCTACGCCGCTTACCGTAGAGAATACGTTTGTGAACTCTCATACACACTACGTCAACATATTCGTAGTGTCCATCAGAGCTAAAAGGAAGTGGAATCTTAAAAGAAGGATGTACGTGCTCCTTCTTCAGATACTCATACCCTTCCGCAATCAATTGCCCAATTCTACGATTATCCTTTGAAGCCCACACTACTTCGTACTCAGTGTCTTTAAGCCTCATGTTCATGTAATCAGGAATATCATGCTCAATCGTAGGAATGTAAATAGAAGCCTTGTAAGCATCCTGCTCGGTGAGATTCGCCCAGTCAGGTTCTTTTGGCTGCGCGTCTGCAATCTTCTGCGTGTGCAACTTCTTCAATGCTGCTGCAACAGCAGCTTCAAGATCAGGAGTAGCTACTGCTGCTAAGACTGGTGCTACTGTCTTTGCCACGGTATCATTAGACATATGCAACACCATCCTCCTCTAGCATTTTCGCGTATTCTACAACAGGAATACCACACTGACGCGCCGCACGAATTACTTCTGGATCAGCTGCTATACCAGCAACCCTAGACTCTTTACCGTCCGAAGCACCTGTGTTACCTGCGGAGCCGGTTGAGGTACCACCGCCACTACCACCAGAAGCAAATCGAGTCTTCAGCTTACCCTCGACAATTTCCTTGGTGTGTTTACCGAGAACAGTGTGGTAACAGTTCTCAATATTCGAGGGGTTGGTCCTAAAATCAATAGCTTGATTAGCGATCAAAGCGTCTACTTCACGCTTAATGTCACCAGAATAATACTGAAACTTATCTGGATCATTGTCAAACAGTTCTTTTCGAACTTGCTCCGCATGAATAGCTTTGATAGCCTGAGTCTGACCTTGAGTAGCAAGTGAAATAGCCTCTCTCGTTTTACCCTCAAGCATAAGAGCTTCGATACGCTCCTCAAGCTCCTGCGCCGTTTCCACATTGTTTTGCTGCTGCTGTTGACGAGTTGCAGTCTCTTCACGCTTCTTCTGTGAAGAGACTTGCTCCTGTACCAGACTGTTTAATCCAGCAAGCATCTCGGTAATCTTTGGAAGTTGCGCTGCCGCATCAGCACCATCCTTAATCTGCTTCTGCAACTCATCAGGAAGAGTGAACTCCGCCGTACCATCTGCCGCCGATTCCGCTTTTTGCCATGGGAATCTTGCCATTAGAGTTCACCTCCTTCTTGTGAGTTTCTCATCTGTACAATCTTCGCTGCACGCTGCTCGTCAGTGTACTCAAGCTGTTTAAGAAGTTCTGGAAGTTGCGCCATAGTTGAAAAACTCTTCAACTGCATCACATACATTGCAGCTTGTGTTTTGACTTCCTCCGCTGATTTGGTAAAGTCAATAGCTACAAAGCTATCAAACGCCTCCTGCCGCATCCTGCTGAGATAAGCTAGTACCGGCTGGAACTCCTCCCGCGCCCACAGCTCCTGAAGGAACTTGCGATGTGGGATTAAGTCTGCTACCTTGGTTATTTCCATTGCCTGCTCCTGCTCCTTGCACGCTCCGAAGAGCGGTTTCGATAATCTTGCTAACATCTGGTAAGATGGTGTCAGGATTATCCTTATTAAAATTACGCAACAACGTCTGCTGTACTGCACGTGTCGCAAGAAGTTGATCACAGTAGTAGTTCATCAACTCTGGATTGATACCAGGAGTTGTAATAGCTTGAATCATCTGAGCTTGACTCATGTAATAACGATCAAGTCTATCACTAAGAAGAATATCATTCTGACGCTCAAGCTCTTTATTTGCGCTGGCGCTGGAAGGACGAAGTTTCAATCCCAAGGTACCATCCTTATACATCGCAAGAGCTTTCTTCAACTTATCGGCATCGTTGCCATACTTCCGTAGCTTATCACCGATACCGAAATTAGCGTACATCGTCAAGAACTTCAATCCAAGTTTAACGTGGGCCGAGCGCATATCTGAAGTACGAAGATTATTCCTGTTATTCTGCTGCGCCATGACCATCGAAGTACCAGCGGCGCTGTAGATCCCACGCTTCGGATTTACAATTCCCCCACCTGTACCACCAGAGGCCGGATCAACTCCCGTACGCTCCTTAGCAATCGCCATGTGAAACTGATCAGGACCATTATCGTATCCTACATCTACACCAGCTTTGATATATTCAATCTCGTTCTGTCTAGCGGGCAAACACACACCAGGAAAAATATCAAGCATTGAACTGAGCTTTGCTTCTGGATCAGCACGCCATACTCCAAGCATCGCCATGTTACGATTATTTGTACGCCAGTTGTTATTGTTCGATAATTCCTTCTGCACCATGTGAATCATCTCAGCAAAACCTGTGCCAAGATAAGACTCATCGTCGTAAGCTAATTTCATGTCCTGATATGGTAGCATGTTCTTTGGATAATTATTAAAAGCTATCCATAGAACCTTCTCATCACGTTTATGGTACTTTGCCTGGAAAGAATACTCCTGCCCTGCTAACACAAACTTGAACCAGAGATTATATATGTACCACCGAGCGGCACCGGTATCGCAGCCAGAATCACTGATAGAAAACTGCTCATTTACCTCACGCTCCATCTCTGTCTCCTGCACCGCATCAGGATTACTAAGAAGATGTTCAATATCAGCAGCTTTATAATATGGACTTTTCGTCCTGAGATCGGTAACATCCCACATATCCAGTGATTCAATGTGGCCCATCAACTTCATATCTTCAATCTTCGTAACAGACGGATCAAAGATAAAGCGATTTAACGGTACAAGACTCGGTGTCGGGCCATCACGTTTTGTATATTCCTGATCCACCGAAACAACGGGATCATCATCTCCCGTGCCACCACTTTGGTATACACGTTCAACACCACGTTCGTATACATAAGGATCATAGATGATACCCGTACCATACTTAATAGCACTGTGGTCAGCAGATTGTTCAACCCTGTATAAATCAAGCTCATCAGGATCATACGCCATGTCCATAAGAAAGTTTTGTATGATCTGCTTCAATTCTTCAGAATCTTTTGTCGGTAATTCTCCACTCGTAGTCGCTGTCCAAAGTGGATCATACATCCAAATACCACCCATGACGCGAGATAACAACTCATCACAAGCAGTACCGATGACGGGAATTACAAGGTTTGCGGCTCCTGGCCACGGCCAATTGGCTTCTGTATTTTTCGGGCGAGCCTTGTACAACCGCACATACTCAGGCAACTTCTCAGTACGAAAAGTATGAAGGCGCCGATCAAGATGTGCAACCTTATCCTTGATAAAATCACACAGCTCCCTGTAATTATCAGGGCCAATCAACTTCTCGGTCACTTCAGTAGGTGGCTGGTATGGCATCGTGTCCTTACTTCTGCACAGGTACTTCTGTTGTTACGATCTTACCAGCGGAGGTAGTAACCACTGGCACGGGTTGTGGGATAGACGCTGCATAGCTTTTGAAATCTGAAATCAGAATACTCAAAAACTTATACAGCGTATCATACCACGGATTCCCATTTGGTGCAGGTAAAGCCTGCACCAAAGCAGATACGATGGTATAGACAACGTAGAAAACTGCAACTTGTTCAACTGTAAAGTGCATCTACGCCTCCTAACTTTTCGGCTTCTCGTAACTTGCTTTTCCAGCGGCATAGCCTTCTTGAAAGGCTTTTAGTACTGCTATTGCAACAGAATGTGATGTGATGTCCCTGGTGTGCTCTTCAAGTTGCTTATCATGCTCCATTAAATGTGTGGCATGATTGTTTTGATTAGAGTACAAGACACCAGCAAAAAAGATACAAGTAATAATTGATACAACTGTCGGTCCCCAAGCTGCCCAATCCATATAGCTCCTAAGCTGCCGCTGCCATGCGACGAGCAAATGCTGCACGCTGTTGTGCCATGAAGTCATTAACCTTCTCCACGGAGCGAGTGTCAAACTTCCATACTTGGGGACCGTATGAGAGAACATCAAGAAGGTCAATCAATCCTTTACGCTGTCCAAATTGCTCCGCCTCTTCCTTAAATTCTGTGCAGTTGTTTGTATCAATCCATAACTCATGCGCTTCAATAGAGGGGATAAAGTTTTCGATACGTTCCATCTTTGCACCAGCATTCTGCGGCGTTTTCAAAGGAAGGAATTGGATACCGGCAATCTCTGGTCGTGTCGCCTTGTAATCCTCTACAAACTGATTCAAGTGATATAGTAAATACTTCTGCGCACCTACTGCTTCAACGTAAACAGAACGTAACTTCCACTTCACAGCCATAAAGAAGACCATCTTCACAAATTCTTTAATATCAATAGCTTTTGCCCACTGGTCAAGAAGATAGATGCGGCGTGGCTCCCTGCTGATACCAGTCACCGCGATAGCATGACGGCAACGACCATCTTTGCCCGCTTCTTGTCCCATATGGGAACCACCGTGATTGGGATCTACAATCATATAGCGGTCAATGTTACGAGGAAACACGTCCTTAATAACATCTCCCTCGGCGACGTGGTGGCGAATCACAACACGATACTGTTGAGGTTGTGTAGTCTCAAAGAGGCGAAGCATTGTAGGAGATTCTTTTGGTATGGCAAGAGCGCCTGTTACCTTCTCGAAATGAAAGTAACGAAGGTCCGCCATGTTTATCTTAGTCTTGGATGGATCAATAGGGTAATTAAGGAACTGGCAGCTAAAATGATAAGAGCCAAGACGACGCTTCCACCTTAAAAGCTTTTCAGCAGTAAATGCCTCAGAGAATATAGGCTGTCCAAAAGGATGTAGAGAACAGCAGCCACCGAGAGCAGAATGAGTAGTCCACGAGAAGTAAGGCTCTTCCTTGCGTATGTGCGAATTGAGGTCATCGTGGCTCCATCTATTACCTACTACGATTTCATCAAAGTCTCTGCCTGGATTATCAGGATCGCTGTCTGTAGCCCCCACTAAAATCTGGTGGTAATCAATGGTGTCCGCCATAACGATCGGACTTTTGCGCGCCTCTCTTCCAACGAGATCGTCTTGGACCACAACATTGTAGTGTCTTGATTGGAGCGCAGCACCGACACCGATAAGATCAAATGTTCCTTCACCCTGACCTCTTCCGGCAGCAGTTCTACGTTGATGTAAACTCTCACGTGTCCACGTATCCTTTTCTGTTGGAAGTATCTCTGGAAAGAGATAACGGAAAAAAGTATTATTCTCGTAGTGATTTGCGAGACGTATACCTAGTTTAATCGCATTGGTAATCGTTTCGGAAACAAGGAGGATTCTGATATCCTGTGAGTGTGTACGGTGCATCCACTCAATGTACAAGTCGGAGTACCCAATACTGCTAAAGAAATCTTCTTCCCGTTTACCAAATGGTAATGCTCGCCAGATGGGGAAACACTCGGAGTAAACAGTGCTTTTAAAATGGTCACGAGGTATCTCGATTCCTTCTTTTAGACCATCCTTCATCACTGTAAGGCACATCTGGTAATGAAGGTTTTTTGTCTTATCAGGATTCTTGGAGAAGCGATTCTTTCCCATTACCACGGTGGCGAAGTAGTACAAATCCATCAGCGCATTCGCACGATAAATCTGCTTCTTCTCCGCTGATGTTTTTGCAATCTCTGTAGGAATTAGATTATATCCCAGCACTGTCGAACGCGGCACAAACGTGTCACCCGTCTCCCCTACTTCGAGGAGACGGAGTGTGTCACGTACCCGCTGTTCGTACTCGCGTTGGCTCAATTCTTATCCTCTTGCTACGGCAGTTGTGTCGCAGTTGCAGTGGTCGTTGCTGCCGGGGCGGGGACCGCTGCACCACCAAGCGCATTCAAGAATGCAACCAACGCATCGTTAGCAGCCTGAAGCTGCGTACTGTTCGCCGGCGCCAATCCCTGCGTCTTCAGAAACGCCGACACTTGCGGCGTAACCGCATTAAGCACAAGGGCGGACTTCTGTGTTGACCCCGTGGTGCCACAGGCACCGGCAGCGTTAGCAAGTGCCTGCGCCTTGTAGATCTCCTGCACCCACGTATTCGTAAGTGTGATCACACCATCAAGAGAAGGATCGATAGCCTCTACCACAGCTTCCCCCGTTCTTATGATAGCCTGTCCTTTTGGAGAACCAAGCCAGCCAAAAACCTTCTTCACGTCATTACCAAATGCTGAGAGAAAACTCATTTGCTGCTCCTGTTCAAAGTGCGTAGACTGCTTTGTCGTAAGCATCCCAGTCAACTCCCAGTTCTGTAGCGAGTTGTCGCTCAATGCCGGTAGCAAATTGGTGCCCTTTCTGATACGGAGCCTCTGGGGAATCCCCAGGCTCATCTTCATTACCTTCTGCGCGAGCTGCTTCAAAAGCTGTATCAAAAGCAGTAATCGCCTCCTCTTTGATACCACGTTTACGACACAGATGAGCTTCGATAAGTTCGTGAATCATAACCAGAAACTCATAGTCCGCATTTTCCATACGTGATACACGGACTTCTTGTGTATGCTCTGTAGGATACCAATAATCACCCACAGTCTCATAACGATGTTCACTATGCGGTATACACGTATAGTGCATTTCACGGATTGATGGAAATTCTACTGACACTTAGTTAACCAACCCTTCTGTGGGAAGCATCTCAAGGTACGTAGCCTCCAGTGTATCAAGTGCCGCTTGCTGATCTACCGCACTCAATGTGTGTGAGTTTGAAAACTCCTTATTCGCGGCGACAGATGCGTGAGAATGTTCTCCCTGTGTCGGCGGCGCGATACCACGAATCGCATTGATGATACTGCGAGAAGCCTGATCTGCTTTCTCAAAGTCAAAAGCATCTACCGGCTTAATCTCCGCACGAGATACCTTGGCGAATGTACCTTCACGATCCAGAAGTTCAAGAGCGACGGCAGTTTTATGCTTGCGCTCCATGAGTGTGGTGGCCGGCTGTAGGAGTTCATTCGCCAAGACTTGCAGCGCGGCGGGGAGTTGCTGCGCGAGAACTTCTTTACGCTGTTCACGAATCAGGGCAAGATCACCTGTGGTATCAAGGATGATACCCTTCGTGATACGCATACGTGCGTTTAGATAATCTTGAGAGCGTTTCAAATAACGAAGACGAGGAACTGAAATAGAGAGCATCGCAGCGATCTGTGCTTCTGGGAGCATAGCTGCTTCCATACGAACCATTGTCTCAAAGCGAAGATGCTTCTTATAAGTTGCGCCAGCACTCGGCTTTGGTCCTTGCATACCAGTACGTGCGTTTACGCTGCCACCATAATGTAGGTGTGCGTTGACGATAATCGGACTTGTAGTGGGTGTCGTTGCCATCTACAGATCATCCCCCTGCGGTCCAACCCGCGCCGCTGTGACATTTGGATACCGCGATAAATACTCCCTAAGCGCAGTACGAAGCGGCGACGTGTCCGCACGCCTCTGCTTATCCAACGCCGCTGTCATACGTGCTTCCGCACATTCGCCTATACTACACGTGTTTTGAGCGGCGTTGTCCATACTTCGAGGATACACCCCTCGGAGAGGTGGAGTCAATAGGGTATAGGGTATTTTGACGACTGAAAATAGCCCGCATACACGCCACCCCGCGCGGAGTCGCCGCTTCTCGGAAAGTAAATACTGCAAATCATCCTATAGTATATTCCTATCATAGCAGTATAGGAAATACGTTTGAAAAAGTACAAAAATTTTATAGCAGAGTCCCCCCAACATTCTTTACACCTTTGCATTTTTTGAGGAGGAGGTTGTGTTTACTGTTTGGTTAATAGTAGCGAGGGTAATGGCGCTGAAGACAACAGTAGTGACGTGGTGTTTAGTAAATAGTAAACACCATATATAGTATAAGCTATGCGAATTGAGTGTGTACACGTGTATACAGTGTGGAGTGTGGAGTATACAGGAGTGTATACGAGCGTGTACAGGTTACTACATGGTGAACACCATATGTAGTGGTTGAGTTATGCACAGGCGCTATATAATGTATAGGTTGATTGGTAGTTATGGCAAGTCTATTGCTACTATATAGACGTGAGGCAATAGCCAAGCAAGGCCAAGAGCCAACCGTAGCACAAGCAAAAGGTATAGTTCATTGACAATCTAAACCATTCACGCCGATGTGCTTTGCGGCCATGCTTGAAGGATAGCATACCGATACCTGCTACCTGACAGTACACCGTAGTTAGCCTAGTGAATGATGAACACCAAACTGAACAGGAATACAGATTACCTGTATGAGTGGTAACACACGCTGTTAGTTTGGTTCACAGTATGGCACTGTACGTGCCGAGTGCTGTGAAGAGGGGAATAGAAGAAAGCCTGTACAGGCAACCCGTCACGGTGTTGGAGTAACAGACGTTCACACACGTCAGTGTTATTCATCCAACGCTTCCCCTCTTTACAGCATTTTAATGCTGTACGGAGAAACGATATGTCTAACAACTTGAGAGAACAGCTTGCAGACGTGCAAGCTACTGCGACTTCCACCACGGTGGAAACTTCGCACGCGAAACCGATTGACTCTTACTTCACAGTAGAGCACCAAGGGATGATTGCCGCGAAGTATCGCGCAAAGTATTCGGATGCTGATCAGCAGATACACAAGGCGGCATGGCCGGAGTTCGCCGGAAACCACTTCACAATGTATGTACTTGCAGAGACACTGAGTGAGGCGCGGAAAGCGGTATTTAGTGCGAACCGTGCGATTTTTCTCAATAATCTAACCGGCGCAATGGTGAACTACACGCCAGCGGTCCCCGGCGCTACACTCACAGAGCTGATGATGACGTTCAACAAGACAGCGGATTTGCAGTTACAAGCGCTGTATGAGCAAATACCGGATGAATCACAGCGCGCAGAACTTCTCAAGGCTTTTGCGAAGTCGCTGAAGCAAGCAACCCGCACCGGCAAGGATACAGATACCGCACGCGGGAAGTTCTTCCACGCATCTGCTACCCTAGGGATAACGCCTAACACCATTTGGTAGCCAATAGGTACAGGCCGCTTCTACCCTTAATAGGTGAGGCGGCCTGTACCGCACAAGATAGGGACAGGAAAGCTGTATCTGCTTGGATAGGGATACAGCGCCTATTTCTGTATGTGTGGAGGCGCGTTCTCTCTCTCTCTCTCACTATAAGAGGGTATAACCGAGGAGAGGGTATTCTGCCGCTTCCCCCTAAGTCATTGAAAACGCGCGGCTTGGGTATGTCTCCCTAGGTTATCTGTTTTTTGTTTTGGCCGATGGGGGCCTTAAGCCCTTTAGAAAGAACCGCCCTTAGTAGAGTTTGTGCTGTAAGAAGTTGAGTAAAGAGAGAAAAAGAAAAATAATTTCAAAAATATATATAGTATAAACACTTTACAACTTGCGCTTTGCGCTTTTAGCAGGTTCTATGAAAATGGTCATCGCCTTGACGGCTTGACCAGCCCCCATCGGGTAAAAAGAAAATCAGATACCCAAGGGAGACACCCTTAAAGGCTTTGTTTTCAGCGCCTTAAGGGGAACCCAAGGAGTTGACATTCCCCGGTGACACCCTTATAATGTAAGGGAAGGAGTTAAACCGGATGGCTTTTCCTAAAGCAGCACAAGCACAGAATAGCGAAGCAATAGCGGAGTTCTCGCTAGCTTCCAGCGCGTATAAGAATGCGTGTAAAAGGTTAAGTGTGATGCGTCTCTCTTTAGATAGGGAAGATGCGAGTGATCTTGAGTTGGCTCAGTATCACAGAGCGAAGAAGATTTTCAAAGAAGCGTGTAAGGTATATAACACGGCGCGGCAGAAATATGTGTCTGCTGTACGCTCGTGTGTGGTAAACGTACCTGATCCTTCTAATGAAGACTTGTATCAGACAATCATCGCAACGGATGATGCTTCTGTAACAACGGCGATACGTAAGGATGCGATATTACGTAACACGTCAGCAGAAGAGTTTGAAACCATTCTACAAAGCGTAAGAGAACGTGGATTTAATACTGGCCACGCTACTCCTCGCTTCTCACCAACAACTGATGACCCTACGTGTGGGGATTTTAGCCCACTCTAAACAGCACGCAGTGCCGCGCGGAGTGGTGTAGCAAGGAGATTAACATGAGTTTTGACTATCCTGTACCTCATATTCACGATCATGAGGTATTACTTGAATGGTTGAATGCGAGAGATAGGCTCGGTGAAACTCATGCTATTATATACGCGGCGGAGAGGTTACCTGTGCTGCTTGCAATGTCTTCATTGTCTGTAGAAGCTGTGTTTCGTGGTATTGCCTTAAGAGATACCAGCATAAGAACAGCAGCTTCTCAATAACAACAATGTTGTATAACCACTGGCGTAGCCAGCCCGGAGTTGGAGTATTAAGAAGATTACCACATTTTCACAACTTCACAGAAGGAGAAGAAAATGCCAAACAAAGGTTTTACGCGTTGTAGGTTTTGTAATAAGGTGATTGTGCGTGATCCAATGAATAAAGAAGCCTGGATTCACGCGGCGACGAGAACTGTACCTACTCAGTATTACGGTTGCAACTTCTACTTGTCAGATGCTAAGAAACTTGGTCTTGTAATGCGCTCGTATGGTATAATGGACAGAGCGCACGCAGAGCCAAAAACCATAATCACACCAGAGAACGCTTCATAAGTTCTCTTCCCTGTAGAATAGGTACTCTTTAGTATCACTCAATACTGAGTAATTCCTGAAATCATGGTTTCGGTAAAGTGAGAATATGCGAATACGGGAACGTGTTCCTACAGGGAAGAGAGTGTATGTAGCTCTACTACGTAGTAACAAAGAAGGAGGAAGAGAATGCACAAATTCCCGCACGCTGATGGTATACGTATCGGTGTTCAACGTCCATACGCAGGGCGGCATAATAACGGTGTCTCTGCTGTAGTATACGGTTTTGCTATTGAAGCCGTACTTTTGCTAGGTATACTGGCTGTAGTATGGTCAGTATATAAGTTTAACTGGTAGTAAAAAATCGGCAGACTTGCTCTGCCGCCTACCCTTTGCTCTTTGAGTCCGAGGAGGGCAAGTCGCAAAACATTGCGACAGACCGAAGGGTAGGCGGGAGCGCATCGTTCGCCCCCACAAGTAACAACGTAGTACAAAGGAGAATACATGAACACATCTTCACTGGTACACGCAGTAGCACCGACGCCAGACGTAACCTATAACTCACCGCGTCGTCGTTCTCTCTCACCCTTTGCACGTCCTGCAAACACCGAGGACTACTACACGAGCCACAGTACTCTCTATCGCAACGACCCAAAAACCTCCAAGCGTGCGCGTAAAACTGCCTCTATCCGTGCAGCGAGATTGGAGGCGTGTAGTGCTTCGAAGTGATGATCCTATCGTTAACACCTTCGTCGCCACTGCCAGAGCGCCTGTAAAACCAGTCTTCCAATACCAAACAAACCGCATACTCGTAGAAACACGCGATGTTTTTGTTTGTATCATGTCACGTAATTGCTACGAGCCTAAGGATGCTGATAGGCTGGACGCGTTGTTAGACCAAGCATACAGAAGCGGTAAAATCGCAGGCATTGAATATGCTCTCGACAGGGTGAAAAACAGTCTAACAGACTGAAAAACCAAGCATTTAGGGCTTGACAACCCGCCTTTCGGCGGCGTAAAATCAAAGAATGGAGAACGCCTCATGGCAACACCTGCTACACCACTCACGTCTGTTCCTGTAGTGACTTTTCCTACAGAAATCGAATTTTCTCTCAAATTCCGCGTCGCAGTAGAAGATGCTGAGCAACTCTCGTATTTCCAGAATCCAGACGGCAACGTAAGCAACAAGACAGTCGCTGACTTGTTTGATGCGCTTGATCAGTACTGGACAATTACAACGATAAACAACGAGACGCTACAAGATGTGCATTCTGCACTTTGTGCAGAAGCGGGCGTCTCCTAAGCTTCCCGCCGTATACGTATAAGTATGCGATTTCGAACTCTGGCCCGGAGTGGGAAAAGGGTGCAGAATACTACCGTGACGAATGAAAAAGCGGCGCGGGTGTATTCTGTAGGAAGCAAGATCGACAGAGGCTCTTTTCCTGTAATTGGGGCGCCTTTGTACAGGGATTCTCCCCTCTTCTCTTGCTTCCTACAGAGTACACGCTCCCTTCGGGGAGCTACTCTATAGTTGGTGGGTGTGGTACAGGACGTAAAAAACTCCAAGGCCACTTAAATGAGCGCATACGACTCGACCCGCCAATAATCTCCACCAAAAACGGAGAACACGCAGTAAACACAACCGCTCCACCGGAGCAGAAAAGAGTACCAAAATGGCAGAAGTTAGCGCAATCTCACAGCAGAAGCAAACCGCCCGTCAGTACGTGGAACTCGGTTCCACCACCAACTCCGACGGCAACACCACCTCCGTCATCAAGAGCCGCAGTATTCTCGTTGAAAGTGAGAAGAAGGAACCGGAGAAGTTGAAAGACGGTACCCCCAATCCTCTCTCCGGCGTTGCTGTCAACTGGGCAAATGCCGAGCGTGCTGGACTCACTCAATTCAGCGAGAACGAGTTTGTCACGTATGACATCAACTCTTTGGAAGGCTTCACGTTGCTGTATCCCGATCCCAAGCAGCAACTCTATGTCATCCAGAAGGGCCACAGCGCGTTCCAGACGCAGCTCATTCAGGCTGCTACCAAGGCTCTCAAGGAAGATACCGCCGAGCCTACACCTGAGTTAGATGGCCAGACTGTTGACCTCCGCGTTGGTACGGATGAAGCCGGCACCTTCAGCCTTAACAACCTCCCGTCGAAGCAGAAGGTTTCTACCCTTGATAAGTTCATCAAGCAGGCGAATGCTCTTCTGGATTCTCTGGGTATTCCCGAAGACGGTCGTCCGGCTCTTATCGCTGGCATCGTTGCCAATCTCCAGGCGGCTGCGACTCCTGCAACCACCGAGGATGCCGAGGAAGTTTCGGCGGAGTAGTTTTCTCATGTGTTAGTGGTACGGTAAATACGTACTCCACGGTAGCGTAGCCTGTTCTGCCGCGCTACCGTGACTTTGACAAGGTCAGCTAACTGGTAGGCTCTCTCCTTTATAAGGAGAGAATGTGAGTTCGAATCTCACCCTTGTCCCACGCTCCCACAGACAAGCCTTCTCGTGGCGGGAGTGTTAAGTCCGTACACAAAGTACGGTAACTAATTGTCTGCGGCGGTTACTAAGGAAATACCGCCTATTGACGTTCGGCGCTCGTCGCGCAGCGCGAACCAACTAATGTCAGTGGTGTGCAATCACTGAGGGAGGTAATAAGATGCGACTGTCCATTGTGCCAGCAGCCCAGCGTGGCAATACAGCGTGACTGGCCCTGTGTAATACTAAAATCATCTAACATGAATCTCATTCTATGAGATAGCGCACAGGCAATGAGTCACCGCGCAAACTGTATTTACAGTATAGGGCAAGACACAACAAGAGTTGTATTGCTTAAATTGCCAGCGATGCTGGAGCCTATACTGTGAGTATAACCCTTACACCTGTAATACAAACCTCTTAGCGTCCTCGACGCGGGAAGGATGGCGAAGCCATGCCTATGACCAAAGAAGAAGCTACGCAAATGCTTTTGCACGGGGCAGAAAATGGCGTACCAAATTGCTATTTTCCACAAGGCACTCTTTATCCAGATAAAATAAGAGATGCTATGCTTGAACGTATGTACCCTACCAAGAGACAACCACGAATTAAGAAAGAGTTGGTACTTGTAGATGGGAGTGGTATCTAATGTACCTCTACTACGAGCACCACAAAAATGCAGACGGACGTATCCTCCTTACGGAGATGCGACTCTCCTCTTACGGCAATGGCAAACTTGCTATCATGCCAAAAAACGATCTTGAACAGATGCTTAAAAAACTCTGTCTTGTTTCCTTGAAGTGGCCACCACTCGATAAACGTTCCTACGATGAGAAAATCTACGTATGGAGCTTTTTTGACGCATGGGGCGTACAGGTAATGGACCGCATACGTGAGACTACGCGGGTTTTCAAAGAAGTTGACTGTATCGCAGTAGAAAACCTTGCCTCTCAAGCGGTGAACCATTACATCAACCTCAATCCACGCAAGGGAAGTATACGCCCAGAGGATTTCTTTTACAACACCGCTCCTGCTGCTACTCCCGCCTTGACGAAAGAAACCGTCGCGGAGAAGCTCAAGCAGCTTATCGGTGATACTCTCGACAAGAGTGCCTATCGTCGTGCGGCGTTGAAGTTTCACCCTGATCGTAACAATGGGGATGGCTCGAAAATGAGTGAGTTAAACTCACTCTGGAGTGTGTATAATGGGTAAGCTTGAAGCAAAGTATATTGCTTATGTACTTGAGCGCTATCCACACGCTCTGCTGCACGCCACTCGTGTTATTCAGTTCGGCGCGGAAATACCACAGTTTAGAATTGAAGCTGATGGTCTGGAGTTAAGCGTTGCTGGTTTAACATCTTTTATCGCATGGCAAAATGCAGCAGATAAAATCTTTTTACAGGAGAACAAAAATGCCCTTTGACATAGGAGCACCACGCAACTACAACGACGCAAAGCGGGCGGCGCTTGAAGCAGCCAAAGCAGCGTCAGCAACGTCCACCGGGAAAAAGGATGCCCTCATACGATACATCCTCCCCGCCGATTGTCCTGATCGTATTCGCATTGTCTTTGACGACAGTGGAAGTATGAGTGGGCAGGTAACGAATGCAAAGAGTGGAGTAGTTGAGTTTCTCCGTAACTGCATTCCCAACCAAACCTCCGTTGCGGTACATCCCATGTGTACAACCACATGGGACACTTCACTGCGTAGCGATCTTCCGCAGCTTGGAAGGGATGTGGAAGAATGCCGGTTTTATCTTGGTGGAACACCATTCTTTAACACCCTCAAGAAAGCTCTCGAAGCTACTCCCACTCTCACACGTCTTGTAGCTTTTACGGATGGCTCTCCTACCGATTATCTAAGAGCTGAGCAGGAGAATGAGCTTGATACGTACTGGCGCAATAAAGATGAGTGGCACTCCAGTGCCGGTATTATCATCAAAATCGCCAAAAATACAGGCGCTGGTATTCCAATCGACACGGTGTTTTTTGGTGTGGCGAACGAATGGACTAAGCGAGAGCGTGTTCTCCTCAAGTATCTCAGCGATTCCACCGGCGGTTTCTTCATGGTATTTGACCCGACGAAAGTAAACTTCCGTACCGCATTCAAATACCTCGCACCTGTCAATCGCCTCCAACTTACAAGCGGTAGCTTCCGCGCTGCCATTGAGAGGGGTGAGCAGAAATGAGTAAAGACCAAGGCGCAGCACATCCTGGACAGAAGAAACGTGGTCCTTCTGGTCTAAACGCTGTCACCACGTACAAGCAAATAGCAGAACGTACTGGTTGGAGTGAACGTACTGTCTTTAGCCTGTACAAAAGTGCAATCAACAAACTTCGAAATGCTCCCGGAGCATTTGAAGGATTACTTTTTTGTGTGCAGGCAGTAGCCAAAAAGGAGAAGCTATGACTCAACGTGAGTTGATACGAGAAGCGCGAAAGATAATACCTATTACCACAGTTACCTTTGACGTAGATTGCAGGAAGAAGGTTCCTGCTGTGCGTGCTATCTATATTCACACTGGTCCAAATCAGTGTGTGCTTGGCCACAATGCAGAAGAGGCTCTTCAAGCCTTGAAGGATAGATGCGATGCTCCCAAGTGAACACGCAGCAGTCATGGCGGCGGTACAAGCAGAACTCCTCTCACAATATCCTCTCCACGTCACGGCGCAAGTAAACATCCTGACGAAGAAGATGTATGTGCTAGGTTTCACTGCCGCTTTCACCCGCATGGTAGAAGGTCCGGTTGTACGCACCTTCTACTTCAAACCAGCAGGAGAGCCAAAATTCTCCTGCATCCTCAACCAAGCAGAAGAACTTGCAGGCTCTCTCGCCGTGGAGAGTGTACGCATCGAGCGTCAACTAGGTGAACTCTCTATCTCCGTACCACGAGAAGATAGAAAAACCATTCACTTCGACGATTGCCTCCACAACATGATGACCTCACCTGCTACCGCAAACATGGCCCTTCCACTTCTAATGGGCCAATCCACTACAGGAGAACACCTCTATGCGGATCTATCAAATCAACCTCACCTTCTCATTGCAGGCGCAACAAACAGTGGTAAGTCTGTCTACACGGCCCAGCTTATTTGTTCGCTCGCTCTGTTTCGTAGCAGCGAAGAGCTTGAGTTTATTCTTGTGGACACAAAAAATCTTGACCTTGTATTATTCAGAGAACTGGGTCACGTTAAATACGTCCTCAACAACGTCAAAGACCTCAGAGCAAGTCTCACGGAGTTACTTGCAGACGTTAGATTGAGGAATGCGGAAATGAGTGGGCTAGCGCGGAATATCCATGAGTGGAACATGATGCAGGTACGGGAAAGTGATAAGATGAAGTACAAGGTTCTTATCATCGATGAACTTGCGGATGTATTTGACCAGGATGCGGGTATTCTACAAGGAATGCCCCCGAAACTGCGTCCACCGTCAATTCATTCCCTTCTCAAGCAGATAGCCCAAATCAGTCGTGCAGCAGGAGTACACCTTATCCTCGCTACGCAGCGTCCTTCTGTGAAAATTCTTGGTGGTGACGTAAAAGCCAACTTCCCAGCCCGCGTATGTTTTAAGTTGCCATCCTCATCCGACAGTCGCGTGGTGATCGATGAGAACGGTGCGGAGAATCTTCTCGGTATGGGGGATTACCTGTACAAAATCGCAGGCAGTGATACCGTGAAACGTGCGCACGGCGCATTTGTTTCTATGACGAGCATCGCAACCACCATCACACAGTGTGATGAGATAAGGAGACAGTATGCCTTACAAATTAAGATGTAAGACTTGTAATCAACCTATTGTGTTGGTTACAAAAAGAACATTGCGAAATTTGAATGCGTCTTTTCTTGGTGATTTTATTCACGCACGTAAGTGTAATAAAGGACACAGCTTGTTTGGTTGTTTCGTAAACGCCACTACGAAACAACGTGAAGCTCATCCTGAGTGGCAAGGCTCTAATGCAGAACCAAAGGAGGATTCCAGTGTCCAAAGCAGCAAGTAGTACGCAACCTCGGCGTCGTGTCAATAACAACAAACCTACCCTTATTAAGGTAGGTGACCACTACGTATCAATCGACAACGTAGCGGGATTCAAGCAAGCCAAAAAAGGCTTGTATATTCTTCAACTCAAGTCAGCTCCAGAGGCAGAATATCCGCTCTGGGTATCCGAAAAAGAAATGGAAGCGGCTCTTCCATACTTCAACGTCATAGGAGCATAAAATGCCACAATCAGCGGCAGAAGCTAACAGCCTTATGGAAGGGCAGCATGGGTTTAACTCCTCAAACGGTGATCCAGAAGAATGGACGCCTACCGCAACCACTGAAGGTGAGGACGATGATCTATATGATGATAATGATTACTGCGATGACTGCGGTGATTTCCTTGGTGACGACGCAGTAGATGGTCTGTGCCCAACTTGTAACGAAGAGCGTCTCTCAGTAGACGACCATTCCAACGGAGTATCCGTATGACAAACCAAGCAATAGCAGAAACAATCTTCGAGAAGGTTTTCGCAAACGTAATTCCCACCGCAAAACCCACCTTTGAGGAATCCATCGCACAGGCGAAGATGTTGTACGAGCTTTTTCGCTACGACAAAGTAAAGGAAATACGAGAGGTACTTGAAAGTGCGGGAAATACCCGTGCTATGGAGCATCAATGAAAATGCGTGTATACCGCTTGTGCGTAGAGGTTGAAGAGCAGGCTTTAACTGGTAAACTGTTCTACAACAAGAAACAGCTAAGGGATCGCATTAAGAGATTACGCCTACCCCACATAGCTGTTACGAAAGTTGAACTTCCTATGCTCCTAGTAAGAGAGTTTGGCACTGATGAAAGAGTTGGGTTGTAGTAGGAGCGGGCGCTAAGCCGCCTTTCCCAAGGGGCGGGTCAGCCCGCCTTAAAGCCTTTTGAATGAGGACTTTAAGGCGGTTTGATGGGACTTGACAAGGGCTTGTATACAGGTCTATCATTGACTTTATGAGCCGAAAGAGCGACCTGACAACCGCGATGACCGTTCGTATCCTCCACTCCCAAAAAGAGGGCTTAGAACGGCTGCCACTTACTATGAGTGCATCTTCCCTAGTAAGGGCACTCCTCAAACTGTACTTCGGACATAAAGGAGTACAGGAATTAGCTGAGAAGCTCGCGGTGAAAGAGACTACGCGAGCTTATGATGCTATGATGAGTCACGGTGTTAAGGGAAGAGTTTAAGAGCAGTCCACGCTACGGCGTAAGGAGCTACAATGCAGGATGAAATGCCTGATCTTGAGGAAGAAGCTATTTTTGGTACCTCTATCGAAGAGGAAGAGCTTCTAGTACCCACCGATGAACCAGAGGAAATCACGCTGGAAGAAGCGGCGACTACTGATATTCCTCTCCCCACAGAACCAGAAGAATCCCACCTAACCGCCACAGTCTGTGACGTGTGTCTTGAGCTAAATCTAACACATCCTACTAGTATAATCAACTGTGAACGTTGTGGACAGGCTTTCTGTTTCCACTTCGCGTCCACAATAGATGCGCAGTACTGTGTAAATTGTCTTTCGGATATTACTGTACAAAGTAGTATCATAACAAAAACATACGAGCATAAGAATGATGAGACGGGTACGCAAACGTTTTATCGTCGTAAGGCTCGTGAGATTAAGATTAGTGGTCTTGATTGGTTATTTGCACAGCGCAAAATCAACGTGCTAACTGATTTTGAGCTTGATCTTGCGATTGAATATCATCGTAATATCTTGTCGCTAATGACAACCGAGTATGAGACACGGCGCAATGCAAAAACACACCGTTATGCAGGTGTTAAGGTTGTGTTCCCTACAAAATCTCCGTCGGATAGTACTAGTACAACCACAACAGTGAAGAAAACTCGCACTATCTCAAAAACAAAAGCGCAGGAGCAACTTGCCGCACTTGTAGCACAGATGCTTGCTAAAGGCATGACACCTGATATGCTTGCGGCGTTGGGAGGGAAGAAATGAGTGTGAACACGGTATCAGGAGATCATGTACCACTAGATTGCACTTGCCCTCCAGGAAAAGTTTCACGAACTGGGGGTTGCTTGGTACACGCACTTGATTTCGTAAATCATCCTGCTCACTACACCTTCGGAAAGTACGAAGTAATTGAGGTACTACAGGATTGGTTCTCTGCTACACCTTTGCTATGGCAAGTCGGAAAGTACATAGCGCGTGCGCAGCATAAAGGTAATATGCTGCAAGACTTGAAGAAGGCGCAATTCTACCTTAACAGGCAGATTGAAGAATTGGAGAAGTGATGAGAATCGTACAACCTTACGCAATAATAATGGAGCCGGAGTTATTGGTTGGCGCATTGAAGCGTATCGAGTATGCTGCGCGTGTGAGTCACCGCACAGAGGAGAACGCAAGCGACTCTCCTGAAAAATTCATTCGCGCAGTAGTGTTAGATCATGGCGATTGGTCAGTAACTGAACACGTATCAGCAAGTGTCGAGTTCTTAGTTGATCGTGGTATTACTCACGAGATAGTCAGGCACCGGCTGGCGGCTTACACGCAAGAGTCAACACGGTTCGTGAACTATGCCAAGAAGATGCCACCAACGTTCATCTATCCAATTCCAGGTGTCATTGAAGAAGATTACTCACCCTTATGGATAACGGCGATTGAAAATGCTGAACGGGCATACAAGGAGCTTCTTGCCGCTGGTTGGCGTCCGCAGGAAGCACGTTCTGTATTTCCTAACGCGTTGTCCAGCAAGATTATCGTCACTTATAATCTCAGAGTATGGCGGCACTTCTTCTGCATGAGAACTAGCAAAGAGGCGCATCCTCAAATGAGGCAGGTTGTTATTCCTTTGTTGGAGGAGTTTAAGAAGCTGGTGCCTGTCTTGTATGAGGACATTATACCAGAATCACGTCAAATTGATAACATCTGCAAAGGACAATAATATGAACCCTAGTGGTCAGTTACTCGCATTTCTTGAGCGTACTCCGCTTCCGTGGATACGATGGGATGAGCAGAAGCAGAAGCTCATTGTTATTGTGGACAATCACTTGTTAAGTACGTACAGAAATTGTCCGCAACACTTCTTCTTTTCAAACGTAGAAGGGTATCAGAAAAAGAGTGATGCACGCGACGGTGGTAAGCAGCGTGCGTGGTATCTTGATTTTGGTATTCTTTTGCATAAAATGTTGGAGGTATACTACCAACACTTCCGTGAACCAGACTTCGACCGTATCCAATGGGCTACCGTTCGTGCAAAAGCAGAGTGGCTTGAAGCGGAAATGGACGTACACGCGGAGCATAAAGAGTACAAATCCATTGGTGGTATGATGGGATTTTGTACTTTGCTTCTTCAGTACGCACAAGTCATGGGACCAGAAAATGAGAAGCTCCGTGTAATAGGGACGGAAGTTTCTTTTGGCCGTAATTGTGAAGTACCATTGCTTATCAGCGAGTCCTTAGAAATCTACCTTGCTGGTCGTATGGACATTATCGTAGACGACGGTTACTTCATCTGCCCAATGGATCATAAGACGAAGGGGTATTTTCGTAGTGATCCAGGGCTTGAGTACGAAACAGACGAAGGTCCGACTGGATACGTATACGCACTCACAAAGATTCTACCTACCATTGTACCAGAAGAGCTTGCTCTGAAGCGTGACTGTTCAAAGATACTGATGAACCTTATCAGTAAAAAGCCAAACGAAGATTCCTCGGCGCGGTTTAAGCGTATTCCGATACGGAAATCAACTTACCAGCTTGAAGCATATCGACATAGGATGATGACCACAGTCGATAACCTTATCAGTGATTTGGATAGGTACATTTGTGGCAGGGCTGTCCCACGCAACACAACCGCTTGTACAAACTGGCACATGGGAGTTTGTGCTTACCGTGATGTATGTCGTCAAGCCTCTAAAGAAGCGGAGCTTGCAACCCTTAACAACGGTTTCCTTAAGTTACCCATCTGGAACACAGAGGAAATCGCACCGAATACATAGGAGTAATCATGGAAAAATTTGTAATCGATGCAGGTCTTGTTATTCTGCTGCTAGCTGACCTTGGCTGCACTTTACTAGTCTGGGCAGTCGCAATTAGCCTGTGGCGAGACATTTGGAATTATTAGCAATTCAACACGCGAGCAGGAGAAAGTAGGAACAATGCCAACGTCAAAAACATTCACCGCATTTAACACACTTCCCGGAGTAGCAATTGGAAAGTGCAGTGAGATTCTTCCTGATAACCGCCTCCAATGCTGGAAAGCGGCGGATTTTCAAATCACTCTCCCTGACGGTACATCGTACCAGAAGTGCCGTCGTCATGCACAAGCTGAGTTGCAGGCTGAGATAGCTGCTGCGGCCTCTACTGAGGGAGTAAGTGAGCCAGCTCCTGAGGTAGCGCCAGAGTCTGAGCCAAAAGCGCCGGTGGCACCATCACAAATACCAATCATCAAGCCACCTGTACCCACCGTAACAAAGTAGCATTCTAACAGAAGGAGCAGGAGAATGTCAACAACACCAAACCCGTTTGCGAATATGCAGGGTATGCGTTCCGAGGAGATTAAAGCGGAAACTAAGCTACGTATCGCTATTCTGGGAGAACCGAAGAGTGGTAAAAGCTGGTTCGCTGCTACGGCGCCGGGTCCAGTGCGATACTATGACTTCGATAATCGCACTGAGTCACTTGAAGGGAAACCGAACCTCTACGTTTCTGCTAACACTACGATGGCAACGGTGGAATCCGACTTGTCTATAATGAAAGCGAATAAGGTCAAGAAGCTGGTTCTTCCAACTACCATAGTATTCGACTCCGTAACCTACATGGTGAAGGCGATGGAGGACGAGCTTCGTAGACAGGCGCCAGGACTCTTCAAAGGTATACGTGTTGGTAATAGTACAACCGTATACAAAGGAAAAGATTGGGATGTAGTGGTAGGTATTCAACGGTATGTTGAGTATCTTGTTGCAGAGCTAACAGCTCTCGATGTTAACTTTATCTTTGTCTTTCACGAAAAAGACGAGAAAGACAATGCTGAATCAACTACGGATCGTACTGCGTATACTGGTAAGGTAGTGACTAGTCCGCAATATCTCCAGAATTGCCTTAGCCTTTTTAACGAAGTCTATCGTATTAAAGTTGACGGTAATCGTAATTATCAGGTAGCCTGCCGTCCTAATTTTGATGTAAATGCCTCCACCACGATGCTTCTTGATCCAATGGAAAAGCCTAACATCATGGAGATGATCGCAAAGCATAAGAAGAAGAGAGCGGAGCTGCTGCTTTCTCAAGGAGTGAAATGACAGACAAGTTGATTTTACAAGGTCGTTGTTCTGATCCTATATGGGTTCAAGTTGATGGTGAGGAGCCTTTTTCAATAGGTATCCGTATGGATTGTGGCGATGCGGGCGTAGTTTATCTAACGCGGGATCAGGTTTATGAACTATTGAAACAGCTTGATGAGACTGTTACTGCTTTGGATGAAGAGTCGTCCATAAGCGGAGCGCAGAAATAACGGTTGGGCCTCCAACCCATAACAATCTCCGTAGGAGAGAAGGAGCAGTAAACATGGCATTTCAAATGGGTTTTGACAGGACTGAACTTTCCGGCGCATCCCCAGTACCAGCCGGTTGGTATACCGTGCAAATCAAGAATTTCAAACCCCGCGCTGCGAAGAACAAGGAATCAGTTTCGTTCAACGCGGAGCTTGCTATCATCGGTCATGCTGAGTATGATGGGCGGCGTGTTTTCGTAGGTTTGAACACAAAGATGGCCTTTATGTGGCCTGATTTCGTTCACGCCGCTGGCCTGGAGATGGAAGTTATCATCGACGGCAATGAAGGTACGGAGAAGGAGAAGTATACGCTTCCTGGCGTGTGGGATGGTTACGACGCGAATCCTGAAGATCCTTCGCAGTGGAAGTATCTGGGACCGATGCTCAATCGCACGATGGAAGTTGAGCTTGCGGAGATTCCTGCAACCGCTGATTACAAGGCGAAGAACGAGGTGCGGCAATTCAAGTGCGCTCTTGCTGGTTGTACGGAGAAGCATTCTACGAACTTGATCCGTAACAATTAACAAAGCAGGTGGGACGGGTGGCACAGCACCCGTCAAATGCTAGAAGTCGGTCCATACTCCGGCTAGCAGGGAGAATTGAATGGCAAATGAAGTGAAGATCACAGATGAGATGGTGCAGAGGGCATTTGATGTGTGTCAACGTGAGCATGGCTGCGTGAATCTACGTACAATTCTTGGCAGAATACTTAAAGACTATGAGGCCAACCGTCCCGCAACAGTTGAGTCGGGTGTATCATGGCTGGAATCAGTAGCAAGCTCTATCAGGCTGTATCCGAACGGTGGCGGTGACATTCGCATTATGGAGGCACTGGACGATCTAGTAGTTCGTGAAAAAGCTAAAATCCTTACGCAGAAGCCGTTCACGCTGGAAGATATCGTGAAAGTGATTTTTGATATGAGCGCGAAAGGAATAAGCTATAACCAGGCGCAGCTTGTTGTGTGCCAGCTTTACGCCAAGTTCGCCCCCAAGCCCAAGACGCCGGAGTGGATTCTTGCCGAAAAGATCGTTAAGCAACTGACGTGCGTCGATCTGACGAATGAAAGCTACCGGGTTGCCGCGCTGCATGATATATCGTGCATGATCGCCGCGCTGCGCAAGGAGGATAATCATGGGTGAGTTACGGATACCAGATAAATGGCGTGGGACGAGTACTCAGCCTAAATCTAGTGGCCGCGCTCAAAGCGAAACTTAGGTGTACACAGAAAGGACCAAAGAAATGAGTAACTTTAGCACTGTCGGTTCAACTTGCGACGTTGCAGAGCGCCAAGAAGAGGCGCTCCGCATCTGTAAGATGCTTGATGATTATCAGGACGAACTTCGCAGTAACGAGGTTGATATGATCTCACGAGTTCTCGACAACGCTCCCGTAAGTGTGAAAATGCTTTTATGGCTTCGGGATATTAAGGACAGGGTGATGTGATGGAATATCCAGATAATAAGCATGATTTCACAACGAAGGAATTTCTTGAGGCGATGAGAACTCTTGAGACAGAAATGTTTAGAGCGAAGGAGTTTCGTATAATCTGCCATCCGGACGATAAAGAGTTTGTTGAAAGCCTCTTACGAGGAGAACTATAGTGCCTTTCATCTCACCACGCGGTAATCCGCTTGCACGTCTTTGGGTTATAGTAGAGAAGCCATTCTCTTCTGATAAGGGTGTGCTTTTTAGCGGCGGTCTTGGGCACGTTTTCGAGAAGATGCTGATGGAAGCGGGGTTGCGTATGAGTGATTGCTACATTACCGCTCGTGCGCCAAATACTGACGATGCCCATGCTTTTCAGAATCTTGAAAGTATGCTCAATCAAGTAAAGCCGCCGCTTGTTCTTGTACTTGGAGATGTAGCTGGCTATTTTCTACCAGAACTACGCGAGCCTAGAAGTCATGGTACAAGCGCTGGCCAACTCCAGAAGTACGCCGGCTCTCTTCTACACTGTGACATGCTTCAGTATCCACACTACATGATTCCAATGTACGATCCAATGCGGTGTGTGCAGGATTGGACAGAGCGAAATGTTAGCACGTACATTGATCTTGGTAAGGTGAAAGATGAGCTTGAGTTCTACAACAAGAATAACGCATTAAAGCCACTCCCAGAAAGGATTCTAAAGTATGGAAATCTTGAGCTTGCGGAAATACTGCAATATTTCGAGTCCTTCAAAAAAGCGCCACTCTTATCTGTTGATATTGAAACAGTATATCCTCGAAAAGGAAGTGCCTTTCTTCCGCATCCAGGATACCCGATTACAGTCGGAATTGCAGACTCTGCTAACTTCGGCATATCCTTTAACCTTTTTCGTGACAGTCCAAGTGAGAATAGGATTCTTTGGAGATCGTTGGATCGTTTGTTTACCGGAAGAGGAGTACTGGGGCAGAACTTTTTCAATTTTGATGCGCTTTTTCTTAATGCTCTTGGATTCACCATCGACCTGGGTAAAGTACAAGACACGTTGCTCAGACACCATATCCTCTGGCCTGAACTTTCGCATAAACTCCAATTCATGACACGGCAGTATACGCGGGAACCTTACTATAAGGATGAGGGGCATGGTTGGTCTATTAAGCACATGGATAAGCTCAGGCGTTATAACTGTCTTGATGTATGTGTGACGTATGAGATATGGGAAGCGCAAGAAGATGAGTTTAAGCAGAAACCGCAACTGCGGTAGGAGAACCGATGAAAGAGCATCTTGAGAACATCAAAGCAATAGCGCAGGAACTTCATGACGTACCGCCTGTTTGTTATCTACAGGCGATTCAGCACAGGCTTGAGCAGATTATTACAGAGGCAGACGCGGCGCTGCTCAAGAATGAGGCGGCGTGCAAGATGCTGGAGAAACTATGAATTTCCACACTCCACGAATACCTAATGCTGAGCAGGAGGCTATTAAGATTGTAGCTTGGGTACTTGAACATCCCGACAGTGAGATTACCTGTTCAGGTGCTTCGGATGCTTATGCAAATGCCGTGCTTAACCGAGTACAAGCTATCATGCTAGGTTCACCTTTTAGGGTAGTTTTTGACGCTTCTAAATGGCATGGTATATGGGGAACAAATGGCTGACCGCATAACCAGCACCTACGAACACGCACTTCAAGCCGCCTACTACGATATAGGCAATAGGGGGATCTGTGTCAACACCGACCGTATCGCAGAAGCAAAAGTTATCGTCAAAGCAGAGATCGCTCGTAATTTGTCGATCGCGGCAAACCAGTGGGGAACGAAAGTATTCGTTGGAGCTGCAAATGCTCCTGACGATCCTGCCCCAGGGGCTACCGGAGTCGGCGCTATCAATCTCAACGCGACTCAAGGTAAGTACGCACTTCTGACAGGGTTAAAGAATCTCGGCTACGATGTAGTAAAAATCACCAAGAAAAACAGTGAAGGAGATTATGAGCAAAATTACAGTACCGGCGAACTCGCACTCCAGAAGATGCTCTCAAAAAATCAATTTAACTACCCCGGCGGTGATCCAGCTATTAAAGCTATTCTCAAAATCCGCGAACTTGGGAAACTCTACTCCTCCTATCTTAACGCTAGATTGCTCATCAGAGGAAACGGGAGCTTTTTCCTTACGAATTATAATGTCGCCGGTACGCTTACAGGGCGCAGAAGCTCTCGACGCCATACTTTTGGCTTCGGGAACAACGCACAGAATGTCCCCAAGCATTCCGACATCGCCCAACTCTATCGTAAATGCCTTACCTGCCGACCCGGTAATATCTTCCTAATGGTTGACCAGATAAGCGCTGAGGATTGGCCTGTATCCGCGTTGTCTGGTAATACCAAAGCACTTGAGGAGCTGCGCGGCGGTATAGTAGATAGACACTCGAAACTTGCCAGCGCCATTTTCGGTATGCGCATTCCTGGTAAGAATGAGCCTGATTGGGATAGTAGCAAGTATGATGAGTACCGTTATCTCGGTAAGAAAGTACGTCATGCTACCAACTACGACATGAAGGGTAGTCGTATGACGGATGCGCTTGCGCAGGAGGGTAAGTCCTACTCCGAGGCGCAGTGTAATCTGCTTATTGCCGCTGCTGCCGCATCTGATCCTTCCATCCGCGGTGTCTTCCATAAGTACGTCCAAGACACTATCAACCGTACCCGTACCCTCGTAACTCCATTCGGTCGTGAACGTACTTTCCTAGGAGCGCGTCCCAATGACAGCAACAGCACGTTATTCAAAGAAGCCTACGCTTACATCCCTCAGTCAACTGTCGGCGACAATACTGGCCTTGCACTCCTCACTCTCTGCACTTCATACCCAGAAACTGCTGGATATATTGTGCAAGAAGGACACGACAGTATTGTGCAAGACATACCAGAAGATGTTGAAACAGTATACAAAATGTTGCTCCGAACGTGCAAGGCTTTTGACCGAATTATACGGTTCTACAACGGAATTGAAGTTAACATCCCAATAGAAGCGGAAGTGGGATTTGACTTTAATATAACGGTGAAGGTGAAAGAGTTTACCCGCGTTGGTGTCAAGGCGGCGATTGAGAAGTTGAAGGAAAAACTACTGAAAGGATAGGCTTCTTAATGGCTCGTTTGTTGAAGAAACCCTGGCATGAAGTATTTTTTGAGT